ATGAGGCGGACGGAAAGCCCTGATCGGCATCTTCAGAAGCGCGACGACGGCGGCTACCGCTACGTGCGCCGGGTGCCGGCCCGCGCGCTGGCCGCCCTGCGGCGGCTCGATCCTGCCTCCCCTGAAACCATCCGGCGGTCGCTCGACACGCACGACCTCACGGCCGCGCGCGCCAAGCGCGACGCCATGGAACAGGCCGACGACGACTATTGGGCGCAGGCCGAGGCCGGCGACCGCCCTGCCCTCGACGCCTATGAACGGGCGATCGCCAGGGCGCGCTCGATGCGGGTTGAATACCGTCCGTCCGGCGAACTTGTCAGCGACGCCACCGTCGACGAACTGCTAAGGCGGATCGCCTTAATTACCGGGCCACACGACCGCGTGACGGCCGACGCGGTGCTCGGCGCCGCCGGCGCCAAGACGACCTCTCTCGACGATGCCTTCGACACGTTCGAAAAGACGATCCGCAAGGCGGCGCTGGCGCGCAAGTCGCCGCTGCAAAGGCAGAAGTGGCGGCAACTCAAACAGCGCGGAATCGCCAACTTCAGGGCTGTGTCGGGCGACCTCACGATCGAGGCCATCACGCGCGGCGATGCGCGCAAGTTCTACGAATGGTGGCTGGCGCGCATCGTGCCCGACGACCCGAAGGTCAAGCCGCTGTCGGCCTCGGCCGGCAATAAGGACATGGACTCCATGCGGGCGCTCTACGGCGAGTTCATGGCCTATACCGGCCATGAGGCGGCCGCCAGCGCCAATCCCTTCGCCGGCCTGCGGTTCGAAGACCGTTCGCAGAACACGCGCCCGGCCTTTTCCGAAACGTGGATTCGCACCAAGATCCTCGTCGCCGGCGCGCTCGACGACCTCAACACCGAGGCGCGGCTTGCGGTGCTTGCGATCGTCAACACCGGCGCCAGGCCGTCGGAAATCGTCAATCTGACGGCCGACCGCATCGTGCTCGACGGCGCCATTCCCTACCTCGATATCCGCGAGACGGCCGAACGCGAATTGAAGGTCGTCGCCACGGCGCGGCGCATACCGCTGGCTGGCGTGTCGCTGGAGGCGATGCGCCAGGCGAAAGCCGGATTTCCGCGCTACCGAGACCGCGACACGCTGTCGGCGACGGTCAACAAATTCTTCCGGCTGAAAAAGCTTTTCGAGACGCCGGGCAACTCGCTCTATTCCTTCCGGCACAGTTTCGAGGCGCGGCTGAAGCTCGCCAATGTCGACGAGGAACTGCGGCGCTACCTGCTGGGGCATTCGATCAAGCGGCCGAAGTACGGCTATAGCGAGGATTTGCAATGGTCGGCGGCGGCGATCGCAAAGGTCGCGCTTTGACGCCGGCGCGGGCGAGCGCCCGGTCGAGCCGGTCGTCGAGGTCGACGAGCGCGTCGCGCTCACGCTCGAGCCTCTCGAAGATCGGCAGATAGGCAAGGCCGTGCTCGCCCTGCGCGCGCATTAACAGCGCCAGCTTGGCGAGGGCCGCGTCGATCTCGTCGATTTTAGAGATGTGGGCAGGTGCGTTGTTCACGGCGTTGCCTCGCCGGCCTTGGCCTTGCGGCGGCGCGGCCGGCGCTTGACGCCGTTGGCCGCCATGGCGCGCAGCACGTTCTGGCGGTTCGTCACCATTTCGAGGTGATCCTCGCGCACGCAAAGGCGCTGGCGGCACAGATGGTCGAGCGTCTTCTTGCCCGGAATGATGCCGTGCTCGTTCGTCCAGGACACTTTGTGGACGGCCATGACCTGGCCGTCCAGCCACATGCGAGGATAGCCGCCGCCGCGGCCGTCGCCGCTGTCGCCCGCCGTCCACAGGTGGCAGGGCGACGGGCAACCGTCGGCGTCGACATAGCCCGTGTCGACGATCTCGACACAGGCCATGATCTTCGCCCGGATGGCCTCACGGCGGGAAAGCGGGAAGCTCATGATCAGGGCTTTTTTACCGGAACGATGATCATCGACGGACTGACCTCGCCGATGATGCGATAGCGAACGTTGGCATTGGCCAGCGCTTTTTCGAGAATCTGGCGGCACTCGCGCGCAGCGGTCGTATAGATATCCGCCGCATTCGCGTTGGCGCCGAACGAATGAGGCCAGTCAACCTCAAGCGTGACCGAGATTTTTCCAGTCACCGAAACGGTTTGCTGTGTCATGTCGGCCCTCAAAACGGAATTTCGTCGTCGAGTTCGCGGGTCGACGGCCGGCTGACCTCGCCGCGCTCGCTGCGGCCGGACTGCGTGCCGTAGTCGTCGGGGCCGTTCGGCGCCGGCGGCTTGCCGCCGCCGCTCGACGAAAGCATTTCCATCTGGCCGCGGAACTTCTGCAGCACGACCTCGGTCGTGTAGCGGTCGAGGCCGTTGGAATCCTGCCACTTGCGGGTTTGCAACTGGCCCTCGACGAAAACCTTCATGCCCTTCTTCAGGTATTGTTCGGCGATCTTGGCGAGGCCTTCGTTAAAGATGACGATCGAGTGCCACTCGGTCTTTTCCTTGCGCTCGCCGGTGTTCTTGTCGCGCCAGGATTCCGACGTGGCGATGCGGAAGTTGACGACCATGTCGCCGGAATTCATCCGGCGGATTTCGGGGTCGGCGCCGAGGTTGCCGACCAGAATGACCTTGTTGACGCTGCCGCTCATGCCCTTGCCTTTCCACCTCTAAATGAATTCCAATCTGCCGGCGGCTCGTCGACTGACGAATTGCCGGCCGCGATCTCTTTTGCGACCGCCAACCGCGCCTCGGCGTCGTCGAGCGCCGCCTGCAGGGCGGCGACGCCGGCCTCGACCTCGGCCAACCTTGCGGCCAGGAAGTCGCGGTCGTGGCGCATGACCTCGCGCTCGAAACGCAGGATCTTGCATTCGCCGCGCAGGTCGTCGATTTCAGCCAGCGCGTCGTGAAGGCGCTCGCCGGCAGTCGGCGGGAAGAACACCGCGAAGAATTCCGGCCATATTCGCACCATGGCGAGGCCCTCCTATTCAGCCCAAAGGAACGGTTTGGATTCCATCACCGCTCGCAGGCGGCGCCAGGAACGGCGGCTGTCGCGGGCCGCCTTGTCCTCGTCGCGAAAGACGCTGGCGAGGCGGTTGACGGTGCGCCACACCTTGAAGCGGGCGGCGGCGGCGCGGTCGAAGCGCGTCACCATCAAGAGGTCATAGAGTTCGGCGCCGCGTACCATGCGCCGATTGTTCCATGCGCGAACGCATTTTCGCGAACAGAACTCAGCGGCGCGGCGGCCACGCTGGAAAGGCTCGCCGCATTCGAGGCACCGGCACGCCGCGCCCTTGCCCGCGTTTGCGCTGGCGGGCTTCTGTGCAGTTTGTTCTAGAACCGTCATGCCGCCTTCTCCGAAAGTGCCGAGCGGGCCGCATTGCCCCACTGATGGGCCGCAGCGGCAAGCATTCCGGGGTATGACTGACTGCGCAGTCGGGCGCGCTCCGGCCCCGGCGGCATCCGGTGAACACGGTTCCACTGTTTCCACTCGTCAGAACCGCGCGGCGGTTTCGCAAGCCGATCGGTTTCTTTCAACGGTGGCAGGTTGCGCAGATACCAACCAGTCGCCTTGTATTCAGGATGGCCAAACCAGAACGGCTGAATGATCTGCGGCGCCGGAAGATCGGCGGGCATCCTGGCCTTGGCGAGGTTGTTCATTTCAGGATTTTCGATCGCCACGCGCTCGATCGGCGCTTGCCAGCATGCGGTGAAGATCGAGACGCCTTCCTCGAATTCTTCCTTCATGCTTTCCCATGTGCGGCCGGCGGGAAGCTTCTTCGGCGGCGTCCATATGCCGGCGCCAGACATCCATCGGCGGACGCTGCGGCATAGCCGCGTGCAGGGCGGGTGCAGGACGGCGAGCAAATCCCATCCGTCGTCGAGGATGCCGCCGCGCACGTCGCAGACGATATGACGATTGCTGCCGTCTTCGGCCGGCTCGATGTCGCACGACCAAGTATCGAAGCCGGCGGCCGCGAAGGCGCGACGGCCGATACCGCTCGTTTCGCAGGCAATGAGGACGCGAAGACCGGCCATTGCTACACGCGCATCGGCATGACGATGCCGAGGAAGTCCTCGTCGGTCGGGCTTTCGACGCGGATCGGCGAACCGGCGTCGGGCGCGTCGAGGGTGACCGTGTCGGCGCCGCGTTCCTTCATCGCGGCAAGCGTGGCGCGCAGGTAGCGCGCCGACACGCCGGGCTGGCCGAACTTGCCCTGGAATTCGGCGCGCACGGCGTCGTTGGCCTCGACCTCGCCGTTACTGGCGGTGCTGACCGTCAGGAATTCGCCGTCGACGCCGAGGCGGATGGCGCCGGCTTTCGACTTCGCCTTCATTTCGGCCTCGTTGATCGCCTGCATCTTCATGACGCGGTCGAGCGCGGCCAGCATTTCGGCGACGTCGACAGTCGCCGTCGCGCCAGACGCGTCCGGCACGACACGACGCCAGTCGGGATAGACGCCGTCGATCAGTTTCGAGGCGACGCGCTCGCCGCCGTGGGTGACGGCGATGGCGCGGTCGCAAATCTCCAGCACGACCGGCGCGCCCTCGGCCTTGGCGGCGACGCGGGCGATTTCCTTCGCCGCCTTGGTCGGCACGATGACGCCGACGGTGCCGAGGGCTGCCAGGCCGGCCGGCGCTTCGGTGCTGGTCGCGTGCAGGCGGTGGCCGTCGGTGGCGACGGCGTGCAGCCGGCCCTTCTCGTCGACCTGAAGAAAGACGCCTTCGAGGAAATAGCGCGCCTCGCTGACCGCGACGGCGTCGAAGGTGGCCGACAGGATTTCGGCCAGCGCGTCGCCGGCGATCTCGGCGCGGCTGGTGAAGTCCGGCCGGAACATCGGGAAGTCGGCGCCGGGAAGGATGGGCGCCGAAAACCGGGCGCGGCCGCCGGTGACGACCGCATGGCGATCGTCGATCGCGAACTTCACCTCGGCGGCGCCGAGGCTGGCGCCCGCCTCGATCAGGTAGGGCGGCAGGCACACCGGCGCGAAATCGCCCCTGGCCTCGATCGTCAGCGCCGCCTCGATATCGAGGCTGGTCGCCGTCACGGTGATGCCGCCCGCGCCCGCCTCCATATGGTAGAGCGCCGTCACCGGAATGACGTTCTTCGGATTCTGGATGGACTTCAGCGCCGCATGCACGGCGGCGAGCGTCTTCGGTTCGATGATGAGCGACGGTGCGGCGGCGGCCATGTCAGGCGGTTCCTTGGTTGCGGCTGTCGATCACGCGCAGGCGCGCCTCCAGCGTCGGGATTGCGGGATTGGCCGCGCGCATCAGCGCGTAGGCTTGGGCGGCATGCGGCGAGGTGCGCGCGGCCTCGGCGACCAGGTCGACGAGGTCGTTGCCCGACACTGCCATGACGTCGTCGGCGTCAGGGTCGAAGAACACATGGCGGCATGCCGGGCAGGTGATCATGGCGGCTACTCGGCCGCCTGCAGGCGCATGGACGATGCCTGATGTTTCGGGCCGTCATAGGCGGCGACCGTCTCGACGCCTTCGATGTCTTTCCATGTGATATGCGGGACGGTCGTGTTGCCGCGATCGAGCAGACGCACGAAGCCGTCGCGCACGGCGGCGAACAGCGTTTCGCCGCGCTTGTAGAGGTCGACCTGCCGATAGAGGCCGCGTTCGGAAATGATGACCTGCCCCCCCGTCGACGCGGGAGAATAGGTTCATGTCGGCAAGCTTGTATGCCATGGAAACCTCCTAGCGTTGGGACTTGCGGGCGACGGCCGGGCAAAGCTCGACCAGCCGGCGGCGGTATTCGTCGGCGGCGCGGCCGACCGACCAAAGGGTGATGCCGCCGCGCATGCGGATCGGCTGCGCCTTCTCCACCGCCGCCGACCAGCGCTTCGGCGTCGAGGCGAGCAGCTGCAGGCGCTCGGTCGCCATCATGCGCAGGTCGTATTCCTTGAGCGAGCGCAGCATTTGCGGCGCGGGCGGCCAGGGCACGCCGCAGGCGGCGAAGATCGCCGCGTCGCCGCGGCGCTTGGCCTCGGCGATGACGGCCGCGACACGGCTGTCGCCGTAGAGTTCGGCCTCGATCTCGGCGAGGCCCTGCGCCTGCGGCGTGGTGATGTCGCCCCATATGTATTCGTGCGCGTCGTGAAGCAGGGCGAGCGTGGCGAGGTCGGCGTCGCCGGCCTCGTCGTCGAGCGCGGCGTCGGCCATCAGGCAGCAATGCTGCGCGACCGAATAGATGCCGCCCGGCACGCTGGCGTTGAAGCGCGCGATGCCGGCCAGCGTTTCGGGCAGGTCGAGCAGCACATCTATCTCGCGCGCTTCCGGCTTCGCCATGGTGATGGCGCGGCCGGAAATCGTGTGCATCCATGCCCTGGTCATTGGCGCTGCCTGCGCACGAAGGCGGCGGCGACGCCGGCGACGATCTTGTTCGCCTCGCTCTTGATCAGCGGCAGGAAGGCAAGGAAGACGTCGAGCCGGACAAGGCAGCGCTCGGCCGCCGACGGCCAGGGGTCGAGCTTGAAGGCGGCGACCGAGGTGCAATAGTCGCGCCAGGCGACGCGGCGGGCCTCGCTTTCGCGGGCGCCGGCGGTCATCGGCATCGTCCATGCCTGCGCGGCGATCGCCTTTTCGATGATTTCCGGCACCTTGTCGAAGGCCATGCCGCCGACGACCAGCGCGCGGCGCGCCTCGGTTTCGGCCTCGCGGTAAAGCTCGACGATCTCGGCGGCGGTGAAGCCTTCGCAGACCAGCGCATGCTCGGTGACGTTGCCGTCGCGGCAAAGGATCATGCGGATGGCGTCGGCCATTTCGCCGGCGCGCGGGGTGAGCGGCGGCAGGCGACGCTCGCCGCGAAAATGTTGGTGGTCGACCATTGTCATGGGGGAAACCTCGTTGCGGGCGGACAAAAAAACCGCGCGGCCTAGACAGGCAGCGCGGCGGCAAGGTCGAGCGCCAGGCACAGAAGCGCGCCGGCGGAAAGGAAAGCGAGCATGGCGACCAGCCCGACCATGTCGCGGGCCGTGGCGGCGCGCAGCGCGGCGAGGTGGCGCTCGATTTCGGGCTGATAGGGAAAATCGACGGGGCGAAGATGGCGCGCCGGCGCGGCCTGTTCGGCGCGGCGCTCGGCAAGGGAGCGCCGCTCGGCGCGCATCACGGCGATGCGCAGGCGCACCGCCTCCGAAAGGCCTTCGCCTGCCCTGTCGATCGCCGCCTGCGCCATATCCCGCTCCATCCGTCAGTGGACGGCGAGATATCAAAAAAAATTTGTTACGCTGTCAAGCGGGTCTATCGAATTTTTTTTGATGCCTGTTTTGCGGCATCAATCTTCGCGCGACACCGAATAGCGCACACGGCCGATGATTCGCACCGTGTCGCCGTCGGCGCCGTCGAGCGGGATCGGCTCCTGAAAGCGCGGATCGTCCGATTCGGGCAACAGCCAAAGCTTGCCGGTGTCGTCGCGCCACAACAGCTTGACGGTCGCCTCGCGCAAGCCGTCGGCGCGCTCGCGCTCGACGATGTAGCGCTTGCCGACGACGACATCCTCGCCGGTTTCGAGCGCGTCGGTGAAGATCAGCGTCGTGCCGTCCGACCATCGCTTGTTCATGGAAGGGCCGCGCACGTAGGCGCCGCGCAGCCGGAAAGAGCGGAAACGCGGCTCGTCCTCGACCAGAACCTCGGGCTGGTCTTCCTCGTCGAAAGCCCACTGTTCGGCGAAGTGGCCGGCCTGGACGTAACCGACGATCGGCACCGGGCGATAGCCGCCGGCCGCGGAAATGATTTCGTGCGGTTCCGTCTCCAGCGCGCGCGCCCAGCGGTCGATCTTCTTCGACGACAGGCCGGAATGGCCGCGCTCGACGTTGGACACCGTCTGCCATGTGACGCCCAGCCGGTCGGCCAGTTCTTCCTGCGTGATGCCGAGGGCTTCACGCAGCCGCTTGACGTTGTTCTTCATGCTCTTTTCGCCCCGTTGGAAGGCATATCAAAAAATATACGATGTCCGGCTTGACACCGACATCGAAAATAATTTGATATGGCGGCACTTCCCGCCCCGCTTGCGGACCATGCAGGAAGCGCCGAACCGGGTCACGGAAATAGTCGTGTCCCGTTTTTCCATGAGGGGACTTCATGAAGACGCGCCCGACTTCCGACCACGACCGCCAGCGCCTGAAGGGCGCCACCGACCGGGCGATCAAGCGCGCCGGCGGCGTCTCGGTCTTTTCCCTGCAGACGCGGGTCGAGCCGCCGGCGCTGTCGAAATACCGGGCGCCGCACGAGGACGGCGCCTTTATGCCGATCGACGTCGCGGTCGATTGCGACATGGCGGCCGGCGCGCCGGTGATCCTGTCGGCGATGGCGACCGGCCTCGGCTATTCGATCGCGCCGGTCGACGTCGCGCCCGGCAAGGTCGGGCCTGTCATGGTCGGCACGCTGATCCGCGAGATCGGCGAGGTTTCGGCCGTGGTGCTCGACGCCATGGCCGACGGCACCATTTCCGACAACGAGCGCAACGCGATTTCCAAGGAAATCGACGAGGCGCTTGCCGCACTTTGGGCGCTGCGCGCCGGCATCGCGAACGCCTGACCGGCCATGAACGAGCCGCCCCGCTTCCCCGACGAGGTGCTGGCGCAGGCGCGCGACACCGATATCGCGTGGCTGGCCGGCTCCTATGGCTTCGCCGGGCGGCCCTCGTCGACTGGCGAGGCGGTCGGCCCCTGCCCCGGCTGCGGCGGCACCGACCGTTTCTCACTCAACGCGAAAATGAACGTCTGGCGCTGCCGCCAGGGCGGCGGCGACCCGATCGGCGGCGACCCGATCGCCCTCGTCATGCATTGCGAGAACGTCACCTTCCGCCGCGCCGTGCAGATCCTCGTCAACGGCGAGGCGGTGACGCCGAAGGTGACGAAGGCCGACACCGGCAAAGACGACAACGAATTTCGCGAGCAGGAACGCCGGCGCGCCTACGAACTTTGGCGCGAGGGCCGCCCTTTCCCCGACGGCGGCGCGGTGGCGGCCTATCTCGCCGGCCGCTGCATTGACCCGGCGCTCGCCCGCCTGCCCGGCGCGCATTGCCGCCAGCACGACGACATGCCGTTCTGGCAACCGTTCGTCGACGGCCCGGCGCTGCCCGGCCGCAAGGCGAAAATCCGCTGGCGCGTCATCCATCGCGGCCCGGCCATGCTGTGGCCGATCGTGAAAGGCGGCCATTTCCTCGGCCTGCATGCGACGTGGATCGACCCGGCCGGCGCCAAGGGCAAGGCGGAAATCTTCTGCCCCGACACCGGCGAGCAGATGCCGGCGAAGAAGGTGCGCGGCTCGAAAAAGGGCGGCGCCATCATCCTGCGCGACTGCGTCCGGTCTTCGCCCGTCGCGGCGGCCGGCGAAGGCGTCGAATCGGCGCTGTCGTGGCTGACGCTCAATCCCGGTTTCGACGGCTCCCTCTATTCGACGGTCGACCTCGGCAACCTCGCCGGGCGGGCGGCGCGCACCATGGCGCACCCGACGCTGAAGACGAAACGCCGCGACGAGCGCGAGGTGGCGCAGCGCGTGCCGGGGCCGGAACCGCGCCTCGACGACGACCAGGACAAGCTGTTCGCCCCGCACCCCGGCATCGAAGGCCTGACCCTGCTCGGCGACGGCGACAGCGACCCGATCGTCACGCGCGCCGCCATGCAGCGTGCTTGGGCACGGCTGGAAACGACAGGCCTCGACTGCATGATCGACTGGCCGCCGGCGCCGCACGATTTCAACTCCCTCCTGATGCAAAGGCGCGGCCATGCAATGGACTGACGAACAACGAAAGGCGATCGCCATGGCCTATTACACCGACGGCGAAAGCGCCTCGGCGATCGCCGCCCGCTACGGCGTCTCGCGAAACGCCATCATCGGCCTGGCGCACCGCGTGCGCGCCCGTTCCGGCGGCCTGACACGGAAGCTGGCCTATGCCGTCGCGCCGCAACAGCCGAAGCAGGCGCGCGCCGCCAAGGCCGACCGGCCGCGCAAACAGTCGCCGCGAACATGGCACATGCAGGCCTGCGCGCTGGCGAAGGCGCGGCCCGTTCCGGCCGAGCCGGTATCGCCACCGCAGCCGCTTGCCGCCGCGCGCTCGATCCCGCAGAGCCTGCTCGGCGCCGACGAATGCAAATTTCCGGTGACGCCGCACGATGCGCCGCGCGCCGCGCATCTGTTCTGCGGCCTGCCTGCCGAGGGCGGGCCGTACTGCCCGCATCACGCCGAAATCGCCTATCGCCGCCAGCCGTCCGACGCCATTTAACGGGGACCGTCCACCATGTCCGAATTTGTCTCTCCCATTTTCCGCTACACGGTGCGGGCGCCGGAAACCCGGCATGAAGCGATCAAGAGGCACGCCCGCCGCATCGGCATGACCGACGGCCAGCTGGTACAGGAACTATTCGACTGCCTCGACCTGGCCGCCGCCGACGGTGCGGTGAAAATCGCGGCAGATCGGTTCGCGCGGCTTTTCCCGCGCCATGAGACGACGAAGGAACTGGCGCAGCGCGCTTCCCGCCTCGGGTTGACGCCGCGCGACCTGAAGGTGTTGCGAGCGCTTGTCGCGGCCGCCGGCGAGTTCCGTGTGGTGACACCGTCGCCGATGGACATCACCGCGCGCTCGGGCGTCGACGCCGCGCACCTCGACGAGACTTATGAACGCCTGACCGAGCGCGGCTTCATTTCGCCGCGAACCTTCCATCGCGGCCGCCGCTCCTTCAACATCTGCCGCATGCCGGACTGACCCGAAACCAAAGGGGGCCGGCATGGAACCGCGCTACTTTCTCGACGGGCGCGTCGCGCTTTACGTCGGCGACTGCCTCGACGTGCTCGACCGCCTGCCGGCGGCCAGCGTCGATTGCGTCGTGACGTCGCCGCCCTATTGGGGATTGCGCGACTACGGCGTCGACGGCCAGATCGGACTTGAGCCGACGCTTGGCGAACACCTCGACGTCATGGTGCGCGTTTTCGAAGCGGTGCGCCGTGTGCTCAAGCCGACCGGCACACTCTGGATCAACTACGGCGACTGCTATGCGACCAGCCCGAACGGGCGATCCGCCGACGACACAAAGGCGGCGGGCACCGATGACCGCACGTTTCGCGACAAGCCGTTTTCGACGGTAGGGCCGATACAGGCGCGCGCAAATGGCGGCGAGGGCCAGCACTTCGACAGGCGCGGCGGTGTCCTGAAGCCGAAAGACCTGTGCATGATCCCGAACCGCTTGGCGATTGCTTTGCAGGATGCCGGCTGGTGGGTTCGCTCCGAAATCATATGGGGCAAGTCTAACCCGATGCCGGACAGCTCCGGCGCCTATCGCCCTTCGACAGCGCACGAAAAGATTTTCCTTCTGACGAAATCAGACGACGGCGACGTCTGGCGCGCGCGCGATAGCGGCGAGATTTCGTTCGCACCCGATCTTTCGGAGCGGTGTCCGCTCGTCACCGACCCGGAACGCGATGGGCCTCGGTGGATTCGCATCGGCTCCTACTATGACGCTGAATGTGTCCGCATGAACCTCGCCGAAGCGTCCGTTTCCAGGCTTGGGCAGAACATCGCCGCGCAGCGCGGATCGACGAGGGCCAACGGCGGTCGAAAGACCAACGGCAACATGAAAGCCGTTGGCAGGATCGATAAGCAGCGCGGTCACTCACGCCGCCATGCCGGCTTCAATGACCGATGGGACCAGATGGAGCGGGCCGAGCAGGTTTCCGGCGGGCGCTACCTGCGCAACTACGAACCGGCGCCGCTGTCTGTCTGGCCGATAGCCACCAAGCCCTTTTCCGAAGCCCACTTCGCCACGTTCCCGCCGGAACTTGCGGAGCGGTGCATATTGGCCGGTTGCCCGAAGGGCGGTCTCGTCCTCGACGTGTTCGGCGGCGCAGGCACGACCGCTCTCGTCGCCGTGCGGCACGGCCGTCGCGCGGCCCTGATCGAGTTGAACGGCGAATACGCCGATATCGCTCAACGGCGGATCGAGGCTGAATGGTCGCTTCTGGCGAAGCGCAAAGCGGAAGCGGTGAAGGTAAAACCGGCCGCCGTCCCGGCGATCGACGACATTTTCGGCGGTGCCTGATGGCGAAAACCCCGCCAACGGATGCCGAGCGCGAGATCATCGCGCAATGCGCGGCCGAGCCGGAACACGACATCGGCAACGCCCGCCGGTTCCTGGCATGGGCGGGCGACGACGTGCGCCACGTCACGCGCGTCGGCTGGCACGCCTATAGCGGCAAGCACTGGCAGGAAGACGAATCGGGCGCCATCGTGCGCCGCCTTGCGCACCGCACCGCCGAGGCGATATTCGCCGAAATCCCGCTGATCAAGCCGACGGTCGAAGAACAGGAAATCCTCGACGCGGCAGCGATGGCGCGCGAGGCGCTGGTCGCGCCCTTCGACAGCAAGGCGGCGACGCGCGAGGATATGTTCAAGCACACCGCCGACCGCGCCGCCTGGGCCAAGGCCATCGGCCAGGCCGAGGCGATCGACGGCGCCGTCGCCGACCGGCGTTCCGCCCGCCACCGCCACGCCAAGTCGACTTGCGGCATGTCGAAGCTGACCGCCATGCTGAACGAGGCGATGGCCTATCGGCCGGCCAGCGTCAACGACCTCAACACCGACGGCTATGCCTTCAACGTCGGCAACGGCACGCTGCGCTTCTACTGCGCAGGCGAAGACCCCGAAAGCGACCCGGCCGACCCGCGCAAGATATGGCGCGTGCGGCTCGACGAGCACCGCCGCGACGACCTGATTTCGAAGCTGTGCCCGCACGATTTCGTCGCCGACGCGCCGAAGCCGAAGGCGTGGGAGGCCTTTCTTGCCCGCGTGCAGCCGGCGCCGGGGCTGCGCGCCTATCTGCAAAGGCTGGCCGGTTATGCCCTGCTCGGCCTCAACACCGAACAGATGATCGCCTTTTTCTACGGCATCGGCCGCAACGGCAAATCGACCTTCGTCGATACGCTGGCGAAGATTTTCGCCGACTATGCGGTGTCGATGTCGATCGACAGTTTCGCCGGCGAGGACAAGCGTTCCGGCTCCGAAGCGACGCCCGACCTCGCCCGCTTGCCCGGCGCCCGCCTCGTCGCGGCATCGGAACCGGATGCCGGCGTGCGCTTCAAGGAAGCGCTGATCAAGCGCCTGACCGGCGGCGAGGCGATCGCCGTGCGCCGCCTGCATCAGGACTTTTTCGAGTTCTTCCCGCAGTTCACGCTGATTGTGTCGGGCAACCACAAGCCGGTCATCATCGGCAACGACGACGGCATCTGGCGGCGCATCCACCTCGTTCCATGGAACGAACAGATCGCCAAGGACGAGGTCGACAAGGATCTTCCGAAAAAGCTTCTGGCCGAGGCCGCCGGCATCCTGAAATGGGCGGTCGACGGGGCGCTCGATTTCCTCAATTCCAACGGCCTGCACCCGCCGCGCGAAATCCTCGACGCGACGCAGGAATACCGCGAGGAAGAAGACCCGATCGGCACCTTCATCCGCCACGCCTGCGACGTCACCGGCATAGACGCCGACACTGAAAAACCCTTCGACCTCTACTGTTCCTACGAGCGCTATTGCCTCGAAAGCGGAACGGTGAGGGTGAAGGACACGACCTTCTACCGCCGCCTGCCCGACGCGGCGCGCCGCACATGGCCGGCGCCCGGCGGCGAGACCATGCAGCAATTTCACAAGGCCAAATCCAACGGCACGCCGATCTATCGCGGCATCCGAATCCGCGACGAGTGGCTGGCGAAGGGCACGGCCGAACAGAAGCCCTCAAGGGAGGAAATGGCATGAAACATAGAATCTACGTCGCCTCGTCGTGGCGCAACCAATATCAACCGGAAATTGTCCAGATGCTTCGCACGGCTGGGCATGAGGTTTACGATTTTAGAAACCCGCCCAGTGGCGTAGGCGGATTCTCATGGTCAGAAATCGATCCTCAATGGGGCGCTTGGTCGGCTACTAGATACCGGGAACTTTTGACCACGCATCCTATGGCGGCGCGTGGCTTCCTGTCTGACCTTCGCGGGATGCAATGGGCTGATACATGCGTTCTGGTTTTACCGTGCGGGCGGTCGGCGCACCTTGAAGCCGGCTGGTTCTGCGGCCAGGGAAAGCGCTGCATCATCCTAACCCGCGACGGCGAAGAACCGGAGTTAATGGCGCTCTTGGCGACTGACATTTGCGTTTCGCCATCCGAGGTGTTGAGCGCACTCGCCGGTCGGTCAAGCGGTGCCGGCTCGAACACCGACATCGCGCGCCTGCCAGGCGCCCGCTTCGTCGCCGAGACGGGAGGGCGTGGGCTATGAACGCCGATCGCGAAAGGGAATTGCTGGCGGCGAACAACGCCTATCTTGAACGCGCCAGGACAGCCGAGCGGCGGCTCAAGCAGGTCGAGGAAGAACGCGACCGGGCGGCGCGGCGGTGCGATATGTACCACGGCCAATGCGACCGCCAGGCGGCCGCGTTGACGCGCTTTCATATGGCGAGCACGTCTCACTCGGCGACCAAGATCGGCCTTGACGAGGTTCGCCGATGGGGTCTCGACGACGATGTGATCGCCGTCGTCTCGACACTGATCGGGGATCGGTTGCCGCAGGATATCACCGAACGCGTGCCGCTGACTGACCTGGCGCTGTTCGGATACGGCCCGTCCTGCCCTTGCGGCGAGCGCGGCATGATGCCGGGCGAGGTCAGCGACGACGATATGTGCGCCGATTGCCGGGCGGCCGAGCCTGCCCCGCACCCCGTCAACGACGCCGAACTGATCGACGGCCTCGGCCCTGCCTATGGAGGTGGCCATGTCTAAGCCGGTGATCCTGTTCCTCGCCGCCTATGTCGTCATCGCGCTGGTGACGGTCGGGGTGATGCTATGACGACCGCGCTTTTGGTGCAGATGGAAACGGCAGGCGAGGGAACACACCATCGCGCTACGTTCCGCCGCCTGTCGACCGGCTCGCCGGAACCGCCGCCCGTTTGGCAGATGATCTGCGAATTCGCCAACGGCTATTGCGTCTGCGCCGCCACGCGCGAAGACGGGCCGCCCTGCCATGCCGTCGCCGTGATCGAGCAGCGCGTGCGCAACCGCGTCGCGCTCGACGACCTGCGCCGGGCAGAACGGAGGGCGAAGGCATGAACGCGCCGCTTCGCCATCATGAGATCGAGGCGCTGCGCTTCCTGGCGAGCGGGCTGCACCGCATGGGTGTCATCGACACCGACAGCGCGTTGGCGGCGTTCATGGTGTTCAACGGGCTTTGCAAATCCGGTCATGTCGCCTGCATTCCCGGCGATGGGCAAGTGGGAGGAATCGGCCCGGAATTCTCCCTCACCCTCGCCGGCGTCGACGCGCTGGTCGAGGCTGATATGCCGGCGCCTTGCGAGGTAAGGCGATGACCGCCCTACAGCCCGCCGATCAGGCCCGGGATGGCCTCGCCGCCGTCGCCGAACAGCTTGCGCGCGGCGTTGCAGGCCGTCTCGGCGGAATAGCGTGCCATGTCCTGTTTCGCGTTGGTGGCAGCGACCTGCACGGCCGGCCAGTAGGCGCCGCCCTGGCTGATGTCGGCCCATGTCAGGCCATGCTCGCGCAGGGCGCTATTCGCGACGATCTGGTCGACCGTGCCCTTGCCGCACTTCTGCGACAAGAGCATCGCCTGCGTCATCAGCACGGCGGTATCGACCTGCGGGTCGGCGCGCGCTGGCAGGGCCGTGGCGGCAAGCGCCAGCGCTGCCAGGATAGCCGCCACCATGCGGCCGAGGCGCCCCTGCCGCCCTGCGGGCGGCAGGCAGGAAAAGGACTTGGCGGCCGCCAGGCCGCCTCCGATCGATCTCTCGCCATATGTGCGCGCCGCGCGCGTCATGCTCCTGCCCTCCGTTCGGCCGCGCACCATGCGCCGGCTGCGCCGCTTTGTCGAGTTCCGCCGCTTTCCGCGCCGCGCCGCCCTTTCCCCTTGCTTCGCTTCGCAACGAGGACAGGGGCGCAAAGCGTCCCCGACAGGGACGATAGGGAGGCAAGGCGGCCGCGTCGGGGTCGGTGGCAAATCCGGGGTCGGGGGAGAAAATCCAACGAAAACAGGCGGCGCGGCGCTGATCGGGGTCGCAAGGTCGCTAGGGAGGCAAGTTTCCGACCTTTTTCATATGCGCGTCTGGAATGCGAAATGAAATTCGGTCGCCTTGCATGCGTAATACGGGATTTATCCTCCCTAGCGTCCCTAGCGTCCCTGTTCTCTTTTCAGGTTCAATAAAAACAAGAGGTTAGAGATATGGCACTTAGGGACGCAAGGGAAGGAACCGGGGTCGCTAGGGAGGATAGCGGGCCGCGGCGGCGCAAAATGACGATGTCGGACGCGCTGAAATGGGCATGGGGCGAGGAACTGCCGAAGATGCAGGCCGATTACAGCCTCGACGCCGGGTCGCTGGCGGCTCGGTCTGCATGGTCGTCTATCCTGCGCTATGGCGAGGCCGGCACGATCGTCGACCGCCAGCCGAACCGCTTCGGCTGCATTCCCTTCGACATGGCCGGATGGCCGCATACCGACGCGCTGCTGATCGCCGAGGCGGTCGAGGAACTGGCGGCGTGCTCGGTCGACGTGCCGGAAGGCTGGCACCCGATGCCGGAACTGGCCGCGATCGACGAGCACATGGCGGCGCGCGCGGTGTCCGATGCGCTGATCAAGGCGACCGTCGTCGACAGGGACGGTGGCCTGCGCTTCCGGGCGCGGCCCGACATGCTGATCGTGCGGCACGCCATCCTCGGCCTTGTGCCGGCCTGGCGGCTGCATGCGGTGCCGGTGAAGCAATACGAGGCGTGGCCGGGCGGGCAGCACCGCTGGTTTGTCCGCCGCGAGGTGCGCACGGTCGTCGGCGACGGCCCGCTCGGCGTCGAGGTGCGCACGATCGAGGTCGACGGCTGGTCGGCGCGCCTTCGCCGGCCCGTCGCCGGCGCCTATCGCAAGGCCAATTTCACGCCCGACCCGGTGCCCGTCATGGTGGCGCGCGCCGAATACGAAATCTTCTGCGGCGCCATGTGCATGCTGTTCGATCAGTTGGCCGGGCGGCTGGAAACGATCGACCTCGTCGCCGTCGACTGGCCTGTGCAGCCATGGGACGATTCGGACGGCGCGGCCGCCGATTCGCGCGGGCCGAGAATTCTTCCCGATCTCACCGCCGCACGCACTGTTGAAAATGCGCCGAAAAGCGAAACGATTCCAAAGTCTAAGAGGAAAGCGAGGCGGCGCGCAAAAGCGGCTTGACCAGCGACCGGAATTTCGTGCATATCTTGTCACGCACAAAAAGGCCAACCCGCCCGGCACCCGCCGCGGCGGGTTTTTCTTTGGCCGCAATCGAGCCGAGGGAGGCCGCCATGACGTCGCCGGCCAAAACCGGCAGGAAAGGCCACCAGCCTTGATCATCGCCGACGCTTCCGAGTATCTGGCGCTGTCGCGGGCCATCCGCAAACTGCCCGGCGAGATCAAGGCCAAGGCCTTCGCCCGCGCCGGGCGCCGCGTGACGCAGATGGCGCGCACGGCCTACGTGAAGCGTGCCGCGCCGCGCCTGAAGGTGTCGCAGCGGGTCATTCGCGAGAAGACGACGGCAAAGTTCAACGCCGGCGGCAACACGTCCGACGTCATCGTTCGGTCGGGCTGGATACCGCTTCACAAGCTCGGCGCCAGGCAGACGGCGAAGGGCGTCAGGGTGAACCTGCGCGGTTCGTATCGGCACGCATTCATAGCCGGCATGCAATCGGGCCACGTCGGCGTCATGCTGCGGCAGGGCAAGGATCGCCTGCCGATACGGGAACTGTTCGGGCCGAACCCCGCGCACGACATCACCAACAACGACGAGGTCTATCTGGCCGTCCTCGCCGAGGTGATCGATGACGCGCTGGCGCCGCGCGTGCTGCATGAGATTGAACACCTGCTCGACACGCGCTGACGGTCGTCGGACGGTGGCGCCGGGCGCGCGGGTCCTTCCCGGCCTCCTGCCCCACACGGGCCGGGGCGACCCCAAAATATCGCTAGTGAGGCGGCCCGAAACTTGGGTTAACACGGTTAACACCGAGGCCGTCGGTTAACATGAATTCGAGATAGGCGCGGTTTCCTTATTGTCCGCGCCGCCGGCATCGTGAGGCGGAAGCCGATTGCGCCCTTTGCCGGTTGAGGTGGGAATCCCGTGCTTCCGGGGTCTCGCCTCGCCAATTCGAGCAAGGAAAGGTGCATGAACACGAACGTCGTAGCCGACGGCGGCGGCATTTGGATTTCGTGCGCCGAGCTTGCCAGGCGCCGGAACGTATCCCGGCCAGCGATCAGCAAGCGCGTCGCGCAACTGGTCGAGGCCGGCAAGATCGAGACGCGGCGCGAAGGTCGGTCGCTACTCGTCGAGCTTGCGTCCTTCGACCGCGCCGTCGGCGAGACCGGCGACGCCTTCAAGGAACAGGCGGCCGACACCGCACGCGCTAGGCGGGAACCGACTGCGCCGGCGCCGATGCGCGACGCGCAGACGGCGCGGGCGCAGTACGAGGCCCGCCTCAAGGCGCTCGACCTTGCCGAGCGGCAGCGCAACATTCTGCCGATCGCCGGCGACCATGGAGTTGACGCCGCGGCGCAGGCAACCGGCGTTGCGCTGGCGCGTGAACTGGACGGGCTTGCCCGCTTCGCCGACGACATCGCTTCGGCTGTCAGCCGCGACGGCGTCGCCGGCGCTCGCCGCGTGCTGAAGGAAGCCGCCACCAAGATCCGCGCGTCGACGGCGCAAGCGCTTTCGACGATCGCCAACCAAGGCCAGGATGCCGAGCGCGCCGGGCCGATCGAGACATTGCTGACCGACGAATGAAGATCACGCATTTCCGTTCTGCGCTGGCGGTGATCGCCGGGGCGATGGCGCTCGCCGTCGCGCCGCCGCCGCCCCTGCCGTCGTCGGCTTGGGCCGAACAGAATCTTGTCGTTCCCGACGGCCCGCGCGCCGGCGAATTGTGGGACAGGTCGCTAGGGCTACATTGCGTCGAGATCGTCGACGCTTTGGGGCCGGATTCGTCCGACAACGAAATCGCGGTGATGAAGTCGGCGCAAACCGGTTTCACGACCGTCCTGATCATCGCCGCCGGGCACTCGATCGACCGCGACCCTTGTCGCATGATGATCGTGCAGCCGACGTCCGGCGCGCTGTCGGACTTCAACCGCGAAAAGCTGCAGCCGGCGATCGACGCGTCGCCGGTTCTGGCGAAGAAGGTTCGCGGCGTCACCTCGCGTTCGTCGGAAGGTTCGAACGCGTCATCGAAGCAGTTCGCCGGCGGTTCGCTCACCCTGGCGATCGCGTCGTCGGCGGCCGACCTGCGGTCGAAGACGATCAAGAAGGCGTTCCTCGACGAGATCGACGAATACCCCGACGACCTCGCCGGCCAGGGCGACCCGATCGATATGGTCGAGGCGCGCCAGATATCGTTCCTGACGACCGGCGACTGGAAGCGCCTGAAGATTTCGACGCCGACGATCAAGGGCGGGTCGAAGATCGAGACGGCCTATCTCGCCGGCGACCAGCGGCGCTGGCATGTCGAATGCCCCGGCTGCGGCGACAGGTTCGTTTTCGAATTCGACCGGAAGCATTTCCGGTTCAACGACGCCGCGCCATACAGCGCCCATTACGTGACGCCCTGCTGTGGCACGATCATCGAAGGGCATGAAAAGAACGCGGTCTATCGCACGGGCCGATACATCCCGACGGCGACGCGGCCGGGTGCGGGCAAGAGCTACCACTTTTGCGCCATGTCCTCGCCGTTGGTGCCGTGGGATGAGGTGGCGCGCAAGTTCATCGAGGCGAGCGGTGACCCGCTGAAGCTGAAGGCCTTCTACAACCTTTGGCTTGGCCTGCCTTACGAGGTTCGCGGCGACGCGCCCGACCATGTGAAGCTGATGGAGCGGCGCGAGTCCGACATGGTGCGCGGCCATATCCCGCCGCTCGGCCTGATCCTGACTGGCGCCGCCGACGTGCAGATGCGCGGAATCTACTACGAGATCGCGGCATACGGTCCCGACCGCCAGAAGTGGATCGTCGACGCAGGCATCCTTGAGGGCGATACGAACGATCCGCATTCCGGCGCGTTCCTGAAGCTCGACGAGGTCTATGCGAGGAATTGGGCAGACGCCTATGGCGGCTTCCGCAAGGTCGACGCATTCGGCGTCGACTCCGGTTTCCGCACCCATGTCGTGTATACATGGGTGCGCGGCCGCACCGGCGCCTTTGCGCTCGACGGCCGAGACGGATGGTCGAAGCCGGCGCTTGGTCTGCCGAAGGCCGTCGATATCGATTTCAACGGCAAGCGGATTCGCAACGGCGTCCATATCTGGCCTGTCGGCACATGGCCGCTGAAGGGCGCGCACTACGATGATCTTCGCAAGGAAGGCATGAAGGCCGGCCAGGAACGCGATCCGATCGGCTATCGCCACTACGGCACATGGCTCGACGAGGTCTACTTCCGGCAGATCACGTCGGAATACCTGTCGAACGAAAACTACCGCGGCCGGGTGCGGCGCATATGGGCGGTGCGCAAGGGTGAGGAAAACCATTTCCTCGACTGCACGATCTACAACGACGCGCTGGCCGACTATCTCGGCCTTTCGCGGCTGACTGCCGACGAGTGGGCGGTGCTGGCGTCGGAACGGTGCGCGCCGGAAATCGTCAAGCACCCTGACCTGTTCGCGTCGGCGCCTCTGGCGGTGCAGAAGCCTGCCGCCGCGCCCGTAGACGCTAGTATCTCGGAAGCGCGTCCTTCCATGAGTGAAAAACGTGATGGCGACGGCGTTCGCCGGCGTGGCTGGTTGAGGGGCTGATATGGCTTGGACGAGTCGGGATCGCGACGCGCTTGCGAAGGCGCTGGCGACCGGTGCGCGGCGCGTCCGGTTTCAGACGCATGAGGTTGAGTACAGGTCGCAGCAGGATATGCGGGACCTGCTCGCCGAAATGGACACGCAGCTTGACCCGGCGAGCGCGCCGGTACGCCGCACCGCGGCTGAATACAACTCGGGCCTTTGATGAAAAGCACGTTTATCGACCGTCAGATCGAAAGGGTCGCGCCGCGGCTCTTTCGCAAGCGGCTCGCCGCGCGCATCGAGATAGACATGATGCGCGCTGCGCGCATGGCCTATGACGGCGCCAGCGCCGGCCGACGCACTGCGTCGTGGCGCGCGTCAGGGACCGATGCGAACGCCGAAATCTCGCGTGGTGGCGCGCGCCTTCGTCACGTGGCGCACGACATGGTGCGCAATAACCCGCACGCCGCAAGGGCAGTTCAAGTAATTTCGGAGGGCATCGTCGGCGCCGGTATCACGCCAAATTTTGCCGGCGTTACAGGCGCCGATCTGGAGAGGCTAAACGACCTGAAACGGCGTCATCTTGAAACGACGGCGATCGACGTCGCTGGGCGCCACGATATTTACGGTCTTCAGAATCTGATCGCCCGGTGCCTCGTCGAATCCGGCGAAGTGTTAATACGCCGTCGCTGGCGTCCTGGCAGTTCGCGGCGTTTGCCGTTGCCATTTCAGGTCGAGATTCTGGAGCCTGACTTTCTCGACTTCACCAAAGACGGGGAAACGACCGGTGGCAACGTCATCTTGCAGGGGGTCGAATTCGACCCCACTGGTCGGAGAGTCGCCTATCACCTTTTCGACCGCCACCCTGGCGGCGTCTGGCCTGTTGGCGCGAACTTCCAAAGCACACGTATACCGGCTTATGATGTCGCGCACGTCTTCCGGGTCGATCGCCCTGGCCAGGTCCGCGGTGTTACTTGGTTTGCGCCCGTAATTCTGCGAATGCGCGATTTCGCCGACTATGCCGACGCGCAGCTTGTTCGCCAGAAGATCGCCGCATGCTTTGCGGTGTTCATCAAAAATTCGGCGGGCGGTGGCCTTAGCCCGTTGCAGAAAAAGGACACGTCGCCGGCCGGCAACCCGATCGAATCGGTCGAACCGGGAATGATAGAACGGCTGCGCGACGGCGACGATGTTTCGTTCGGCGTGCCTCCGCAGGTCGAGGGCTTTTCCGACTATGCCGTCACAACCATGCACGAAATCGCCGTCGGCCTCGGTATCGACTACGCCAGCCTGACTGGCGACAACCGCCAGTCGAATTTCGCCAGTTCGCGCATGGGATGGCTGCGGTTTCACCGTTCGATTGAATCGTGGCAATGGGCGACCGTTATTCCGTCAGGCTGCGACCCGATCGGCACTTGGTTTCTTGAGACCGCATCGGTCGAGATCGGTCACCACATGCCTGACGCAAGGGTCAAATGGACACCGCCGCGGCGTGAAATGTTTGACCCTAACAAGGAATCCGCCGCATCGCGCGACGCCATCCTCGCCGGCCTTTCGTCGCGGTCGACGGAAGTGCGGAAGCTTGGTTTCGACCCTGACGAACTGGATACGGAAATCGCCGCCGACAACGAACGGGCGGATCGCCTCGGCCTGCGCTTTTCCAGCGACAGCCGATACGCCAATGCGGCGCCGGCTCAACTTGAAGTGAGGGACGAACAGCCATGACAAACAACCTTATCAGGAACGGCGAGCTTGTCCTCTATGGAACGGTCGGCGCATCCCTTTGGGAGGCTGGCGGTTTTACTGCAGACGATGTCGTCTCCGCTCTGGCGGAAATGTCGGGCGACATCGTCGTTCGCCTGAATTCGGCCGGCGGCATCGCCTTCGAGGGTATCGCAATCTATACGGCGCTCAAGAATCATGCCGGCAATGTTACTGTCTACGTTGATGCGCTTGCGGCTTCGGCGGCCTCGGTGATTGCGATGGCTGGCGACAAGGTGCTGATGCGAACCGGGTCGATGATCATGATTCACGATCCTTCGGGCATCACGATCGGCACTTCGGAGGAGCACCGCAAGAACGCCGACGCTCTCGACCAATTGAGTGCTGCCGCCGCCGAAATCTATCGCGAAAAGACCGGCCTGTCGGAACAGGAAGTTCTTTCTTTGATGGACGCCGAGACGTGGATGCGCCGCGACGAGGCCATCGCGAAAGGCTTCGCGGACGGTGACGAGCCGTCAGACGAGGCGACGATGTCGTTTCCGCGTTTTGACTATTCGCTTTACGCCCACGCACCGTCCGCAATCAGCGGCGACATGGGCATCCCTGCTCCGGTCGCCGGAGTTGCAATAGCGGCCATGGCCGCACCAACGATGGAGAACCTTATGACGACCCCTGCAACTACCCCGGCGCCGGCTCCCGCTCCGGTGCCCACTCCTGTCCCCGCTGCCCCTGCGCAGCTTTCGGCCGGCGAGGCGATTTTCGAGGCGTGTCTCGCTGTCGACCTGACCGTTTCCGAAATGCGCACGGTGCGGGAAAAAGCCGACGGCAACCTCGATCGCGCCAAGGACGAGATCATTGCCGTTCTGGCGGCGCGAGGCGCCGGGCCGGAAACTCGCCCGACCGCCCATGTGACCGCTGACGCTACCGACCGGTTCCGCGAAGGCGCCGAGAAAGCACTGCTCGCCAAGGTCGGCCTATCCGGCGGTGAGAGGAACGAATTCAGCGGCCTGCGTCTCGACGCGCTCGCGCGGCATTCGCTGGAAATGAGCAACGTCCGCGGCGTCGGAGGCATGGACCCGATGCGTATGGTCGGCATGGCGTTCACCATGTCGGGCGGCATGGGCAACTCCGATTTCGCTCATATTCTCGAAAACGTCGCCAACAAATCGGCGCTGAAAGGCTATGAGGAAGCCGGCGAGACGTTCCACCTGTGGACGGCAAAGGGCTTCGCCTCTGACTTCAAGGTCGCCAAGCGCGTCGACGTCGGCCTGTTCCCGTCGCTGGAGGTCGTGCCGGAACTTGGCGAATACAAGTACGGCAGCATTTCGGATTCGGGCGTGCCTGTCGTGATCGCCACATACGGCAAGATGTTCAAGATCAGCCGCCAGGCGGTGATCAACGACGATCTCGACATGATCGGCAAGACGCCATTGAAGATGGGTCGCGCCGCGCGGCGTACGCTCGGCAATCTCGTCTATGCCGTCCTGAATGACAATCCGAACTTCGTGGATGGCGTGGCGCTTTTCCATGCCTCGCACGGCAATCTCGCTGCCGCTGGCGCGGTGCCTTCCGTCGCCACCTTCGACGCCGCCGAGACGGCGATGATGGAACAGAAGGACGATGACAAGCGCGCGGTGGCGCTCAACATCACGCCCAAATTCATTCTGTCCGGCTCCAAGAACAAGAACGCCATCCGGCAGATTCTCGGATCGTTCGCCGACCCGGCGTCGCAGAATGCGGGCGTCATCAACACCATGCAGAATGCGCTTTCGCCGATTGTTGACGCCCGCATCAAGGGCAACGCCTATTTCTTCGCCGCCGACCCTGGCGTGTATGACACGGTCGAGGTCACTTACCTCAACGGTGTCGAGGCACCCTATATTGAGGCGAAGGACGGTTGGTCGATCGACGGTACGGAAATGAAGATCCGTCTCGATGCCGGCGTCAACCTGCTCGGCTATCGCGGACTCTACAAGAATCCCGGCCCCGCCTGATCGGCCTGACGGCCGACAGCACTGAAAGGGCGGTTCGCGCGAGCCGCCCTTTTTCATTCCGATCGCGCAGCCCTTCCTTTCCCTTCGCGGCCGCGGCCGCATAGCGCGAGATTCCTTCGATGAAGAACTATGTCCAGCCCGGAAACACCCTCACCATCCCGGCGCCGACGGGCGGCGTCGTTTCCGGCGCGCCGGTGGCGGTCGGTTCGTTGCGCGGTTTCGCCGCCGCCACCGCCGCCGAGGGAGCCGACGTGGCGGTCGCCCGCGCCGGCGTGTATGAAGTCGTCAAGGCAACCGGCGAAGCCTGGGCCGTCGGCGACAAGCTCTATTACAACGCCACGAACGGCAACTTCACCAAGACGGCGACGTCGGCGGTGCTGTTCGGTTTTGCGGGCGCGGCTGCGGCCAGCGCCGACACAGCCGGCCAGATCGTTCTCGGCGACACGCTCTAAGAGCCTGCCGTGAGCAGCGATTTCGCGGACCTCGTCACGCTTGCCCGCGCCTCGATCGACGCGGTGTATGGCGAGGCCGCGACGCTCAAGCCGACCGATCGCGCCAAGGGGCCGCATGGCGCTTTGACGCCGTCATCCACCCGGTCGCCGGTGTCGGTCGTCGCTGCGTTTTTCCAGGATACGGAATATGCGGCCAGGCAACGCGCCAGGCCGCTGATCGGCCAGACGGGCGAGCGCCTGCTCAACCGGTCGCCGGATATCCTGTGCTCGACGGCTTACGCCGGCGATATCGCCGTCGGCGACCGGCTTGTGCGTGACGGCACCGGCGATGTCTTCGAAGTCATTTCGATCGATCCCGACGGCGTCGGCAATCGCATTCTCGGCCTGTCGCGGGTCAAGGGGTAATCGTTCATGCTGACCGCCGAGGCTGCGCGGCTTGCCGCGCTGGAGGTGCTTTGCCCGACGGCCGCGATTGCCGTCGACGCCGGCTATCCGACGCTTGCCGGCCATCGCGTGTTCGACAGCCGGCTTGTCGGGATCGACGACCTTGACGCCGACGCCAAGTTCACGCCGGTTCTGGCACTGTTCACGTCCGAAACGTCGGCGACGGCGCGCGGCGAGATCGCCGGTTATGACGACACCGCCTCGCAATGCGTGCTGGAGATCGTCGCCGAACTGGCCGTCGCCGGCAAGGATGAGGACGGACAGCCGTTCGCCGACGCCATGCCGGCGGACGATTGGGACGCGCGGCTTGTGCTGGCGGCGCTGTGCGGCCAGGTGCGGTGCCTGCTCGAATTCGACGAACGGGGCTATCTGTTCCGCCGTTTCATCCGCCACGTCATGCGGTGGGAGGAAGAAACCTTCTCCATTCCGCAACTCGGCGCGCGGTGGCACCGCGTCACCATGCGGGCGACCTTGAGCCTGCCCGACGACGAATTCACCGAAGCACCGGGCCTGCCCGGCTCGCTTGGCGTGCTGGCCGGCCTCCTGCCGGCCGGATCGCCTGCGGCGAAAAAGCTTCAGGTCCTAGCCGCGCATTTCGCCGCGGTCGATCGCACGCCGCTCAAGAGCGTCGTTTTCAACGACGGCCAGGGCGACGGCGGCACGGCCAATACGGAGTAAGCGACGCATGACAGCCAAACGCTACCGGCCGGCCCAGCCCGGCCTCGTCGTGCCGATGCCCGACCGCGACAACCGCCCGATGCCGGTGCACGGCGCGGCGGTCGATGTCGGCAAACCCTATTACCGCCGCCTGCTCGCCGATGGCGACATCGTCGAGGCCGGCACGATACCCGAACGGCCGGCCCGGAAGCGCCGCCCTAACCGCAAGTGAGGCCAGCAACCATGTTCAACCAGATCCCCGGCAACATCGTCGCACCGATCATCGCCTTCGAAGTCAATTCCGGCGGCCAGTTCGAAAACCGCTCGCGGCTTCTGTTGATCGGCCACGCCAACGCCGGCGCCGTCATCGCCGCGAACACGCCGACGCCGTGTCCCTCGATCGCCGAAGCGCGCCGCCTGGCCGGCGCCGGCTCGATGCTCGACGATATGGTGCGCCTGGCGCGGGCCAACGCGCCGGCGCAGGAAATATGGATCATGGCGGTGACGGAGACCGGCACCAAGGGAAGCCGCACGGTCACCATCAATTCGGCTCCCTCGGCAGGTGCGGCCGCCGTGCAGATCGCGGGCGAGGTCGTTCAGTTCACCGTCGCCACCGGCGACGACGAGGCCGACGCGGCGACGGCGCTGGCCGCTGCGGTCAATGCCTATTTCAATGCGTTGAACGGCGCCAGCCTGCCCTACACGGCGGCCGCCGCGCTCGGCGTGGTGACGCTGACGCCGCGGCATGCCGGCATCGCCATGAACGGCCTCGACATCAACGTGCCGGTGCTCGACGGATCGAACGTGCTGTCGGGCAAGGTGACGATCGACGCGCCGACCGCCGGTTCCGGCTCGCCCGATCTGTCGTCGGCCCTCGCGGCGCTCGGCGACGACGAATTCGACTGGATCGTCAGCCCGTTCTCGGACGCGACGAACATCGGCCGCTATGAGACGCTGCTTTCCGATACGTCGGGGCGTTGGGCGTGGAACCGCCAGATTTACGGCCACGTCTTCTATCCGATGGCCGACTCCATCGCCAACCTGACGACGCACGGCTTGTCGAAAGACAATCGGCACCTGACCGTGCTGCCCGTGATCGCCTCGTCGAACGCTCCGCAGCCGCTGTGGCAGTGGGCCGCCGCGATCGTCGCCCGCATCGTGCCGTGGCTTTCCGACGGCGCCACCGGCAACGTTTCGCGCAACCAGACGGGCCTCGTCGTCGAAGGCCTTCTGCCGCCGCGCGACCGTGCGGGATGGTTGGACTATGCGACGCGGGACGCCTTCCTTGGGTCGGGCTTGTCGACATGGAAGGTCAACACCGGCGGCGACGTGGTGATCGACAAGATCATCACGACCGCGCGTACCTTCAACGATGTGCCGGACACGACCTTTTGCGATATCCAGAAGATCGGCCAGCTTGTCTACGCGCTGCGCAAGTTCCGCGCCGACCTGACCGTCGAGCACGGCCAGAAGGCGCTTGCCGACGATAACCCCGGCAACCTCGGCACGATTTCGACGCCGGCGGACATCAAGGCGACGTTCATGCACTCCTATCAACGCATGGTGCTGACCGGCGTGCTGGAAAACGCGGTGCAGGCGGCGGAATTGATCACCGTCAACCGCAACGCCGACAATCCGAACCGCGTCGACATTTACGCGCCGATCGACGTCGTCAACCCGCTCGACGTGATCGCCGCGAACGCGGTCATCTATTCACAGTTCGCCGCCTGACGGCGCGCGCACAGACGCACCGGAAAGGGCGCCGCCATAGCGCGGCGGCCCGTCTGCGCGCTTCGTTCTAGAACAGAAATTCAATCCGAAAGGGCAAAGGCATGGCCGGAAAAGATTTTGGCGGCGTCATGAAGTTCCGCGACTCCAGCGGCCGCAACATGGCGCTGCGCGGCACCTTCAACGTGTTCCCGTCGTCGAGCACGGTCGAGGGCGTCGTCAACCAGGACGGCAGTCCCGACCGCGTGGTGACGCCGGCTGCGCCGCGCGCCGAGATCGTCTTCGCCGACAAGGGCGTCGACCTCGGCACGCTGATGGGCGACGACCGCCGCGACGTCACCATCGTCGAGGAATTCACCGGCGCGATCCACCTGTTCACGCAGGCCTTCTACACCGGCGAGCCGCAGTCGAACCGCCTCAACGGCGAGGTGTCCGGCGTCGGCATCATGGCCGCGAGCTATCGGAAGATCGGCTGATGGCTGACGTCACCGTACCGCTTTCGCGGACTTACACCGAAACCGGAAAGCCGGTTTCGGCGCTCGTCTTCCGCTCGCCGCGCTGGCAGGACTTCATCGACCTTGGGCCGATCGAGGAATGGCAACCGGTCGAGGTCGACACCGACGGCCGGCCGATCCGCCAGATGCTGGTGCGGCATCAGGACGTCATCGGGCAGTACGCCGAGCGCTGCCTGAAAGAGCCACATACGTCGACCGACCTGGCGCTGCTCGACCTGGCCGATACGTTCGCGGTGCACGATACGATCCGCGATTTTTTCGCTTCAGCCAGGCAGTCGAAGCCGCCGCCGACCGACTCCTCTGGCATCACGGAAAAGGGCTCGTCGAAGTCGGGCGACTGACCTTCGACGAAATCCTGACTTACGGCGCCCGCGCCGTCGCATGGGAAAAACGCACCTATGTCCAATCGCGTCGTTGAGGCCATCCTTCTCCTGTCGGCGAAGCTCGGCAACATGGCGGCTTTCCGCCAGTTGTCTGGCAACCTCGACAAGGTCGACCGAAAGGCTAAGGCGTTCAACCGCTCGCAGTCCATGATCGCCGCCTCGACCGGCAAGGCGATGATGGCGACGGCTCGTTTTCTGGCGCCGGCGGCGCTCGCCTATGGCATCAAGAACAGCGTCGTTGCCTATGCGGCTGTCGAGCGGCGCCTCAACCGCATCGCCATCAATGCGGACAAGGGGCGCGATTCGGTCGATGCCATGCTCAAGGTCGTCAACCGGACGAGCCATGACTACGCCATGAGCCAGGATGAGGTGACGACCGGGCTTGAAACGCTGGTCGCCGCAGGCCGCTCGGCCGAGGATGCTATGGCGTTCCTGCCCTCGGTGACGGCGACGGCGCAGGCGGCGGGCGGTGAGATCGCCGACATGGCGACGACCGCCGACGCACTCGGCACGTCGATGGGCATCACCGCGAGCGAAATGCAGCATGCCTTCGATATCCTTGTTACGTCGGGCAAGCAGGGCAAGTTCGAACTGCGCGACATGGCGCGTTACCTGCCGTCCATGGCGCCGGCCTTCGCCGCGCTCGGCTACAAGGGCGAGAAGGGCCTGTCGAAGCTGGCGGCGATGTTGCAGACGATCCGCCAGCGCACCGGCTCGGCCGAGGAAGCGGCGACGGCGGCGCAGAACATTTTCCAGAAAATGGAAAGCGATCAGACGGTCGCCAAGTTCAAGAAATTCGGCATCGACCTGCGGCGTGAAATGAGCCGGGCCAGAAAAGAAGGTCGCGACCTCGTCGATGTTTTCCTCGACCTGTCGGTCAAGGCGACCAAGGGAGACTTGTCGAAAATCCCGCAACTGTTCACCGACGCGCAGTTTCAGGTCGGTATGCGCGCCCTGTTGCAGGGGCGCCAGGATATGGAGGGCTTTCAGAAGGCGCTCGCCAACGTCGACGGCTCGACGCTGCACGACCTCGGCCAGGTGCTCGACGACAACCAATCGAAGATCGACCGGATGGCGTCGTCGTGGGAAAAGCTCAAGCTGTCGTTCGGCAACACCGTCGCGGATTCGATCACGTCTGTCGCCGACAGCGTGTCCGGCTATCTCGACTACGACCAGGCGATTACCGCTGGCCTCAAGAAAAGAGGGTTGGACGAGAGTCAGCAGGCAACATGGCGCGCCCGCAACTGGTTTAGCCAGCATGAGCGCGGCCTCGCCGCCTTCGAGGGCGGATGGCGTTCACCTGAAGGGCGCGTCGCCGAAAATGGCAAGATGGAGAATTCGCCCGAACTGCCGTCGCGCCGCCGGGATGCGGTGTCGTCTGGCGGCGGCGGTCTTCCTACGGCTGGCCCAATTCCGGCCTCGCGGCCCGATCCGCGCATGGCATTGCCGGATCTGGTCTACAACCGTTTCCCGCCGCGCTCACCGGAAGGCGCGCGCCGGGCAATAGACGACGACCGCCGAGCCGCTACCGCGAAGATTATCGATGGCGGCAGCGCTGGCGGGCTGCGCAGCGCCATGATGGGCGACGGCGGCGAAGTCAGCGTCGCCATCAAGGAAGGCGGCGAGCAGGCGGCGCAGTCGATCAGCCAGGCCGGCATGACGATCGGCGATGCGGGCGGCCAGGCCGGCAGCGCGATCGAGACGGCCGCGCAAGCCATCGCGCGTGCCGGCGAGCAGGCCGCGGCGGCGATCCGTGCCGCGGCGGCCGATCTCATGCGGCCGATCGGAAGCCTCGGCAACCGGCCGGCCGGGCAGCTTACGAGCCGCAACACCGGCCGCAGTATGGCTGGCGCTGGTAGTGTCATGGGGCCGCGCTGATGGCACGAAACTGGTTGTCAACGTTACGGCCGGCCTCGTTTCGCGGCATCCGCTTTCATGTTGAAGGCGACGGCGGCAATGTCGGCCGCCGCGTCGCGGTGCATGACATTTCTGGCGGCGAGGCGCCGGTCACCGAGGATATGGGCAAATTGGCGCGCGAGGTCGGCGTCGGCGCCTATGTCACCGGCGACGCCGCCGACCTTGTCGGCCTGGCGCTTGAGCGCGCCTGTGAAGCGCCTGGGCCGTCGCTTCTGGTGCTGCCGATCGACGCGCCGCGTTTGGTGCGCTGCACCGGATGCCGGCGGCGCCGGGATCGCGACCGCGCCGGGTACATCGCCTACGACCTCGACTTTGTCGTTGCCGGCATCGCCGGCGTGGCGCTCGCTGATCCGCTTTCGGCGTTGCGCGGCGTGTTCGAAGGCGCGCTTGCCGGCGGCGCTGCGGCGTTGTCGGGTCTTTGAGGTTCGTTATGGATGAGGCTTTGACTCTGCTTGGCGATCTTGCCGATCGCCTGCTCGGCGACGTCGAGGACAGGGCGGCGGCTGCGCGTCTGGCTGTCGTGGCGCAGTCTGCCGGCACCGACGGCGTTGCCGCGCTGCTGTCGCTGGCCCGGCTGATTGGTGAGGCCGCCGAAGTCGAGGCGATGACCGTGGCGCTGGCCTCGGCAACCGCCGACGAGGTATTGACGCGGGTCGCGCTGTTCGTCGTCGCCTGCTTTGCCGCCGTGCGCGCCGACTATCCGACCCGCCAGGATGCCGTCGCGGCCCGTATATACATCGCCGCAACGGCGGACGCGCTCTATCCACTGGCGGCACCGGCCGGGCCTGACGCGGTCGACTTTGTCGTGCGCCTCGCCGGTTCCGTCGTGACCGGCCTTTCGGCGCTGGCGACGAGTCGCGCGCCGCTGGTGCGTGTCGAGATCAACATGTCGGCGCCGTCGGCGCTGATGGCGTGGCAGATGTACGCCGACCCGGCGCGCGGCGCTGAAATTGTGCGGCGCAACCGCGTGGCGACACCGATGCTGATGCCTGCCGCATTCGAGGCGCCGGCGACCTGACATGTTTGAAAGGATCGAGTTTCGCGTGGCCGGCAAGACGGTGGCGCATACCGCGTGCACGCTGAAGGCTTCGGCCGAGGAAGCCGTGCGGCAGGCCAGTTTCGAAATCGCATGGACAGGCGCGGGCATCCCGTGTTCGCCGGATGACGAGGCGACGATTGTCGTTTCCGGCGAGTTGTGGGGCACCGGCTTTGTGAGCGAGGTGAACGGCACCCATGACGCGGCCAGCCGTAGTTACTCGGTGACATTCGTGTCCCGCACTGTGGATGCGACCGAGGCGTCGATCGATCACCCGACGATGATCGTGCGCGACGCCGATCTGGCGAAGGTGGCGAAGACCTTCGATATGCTCGGCATCGGCATCGAGGGTGACGTGAAGACCGAAATAAAGCGGGTGCACAAGGTCGTGCCCGGCGAAAGCCTGTTCGACACGGTGGAAAGCGAGGCGCGGTCGCAAGGCGTGCTGATCTACGACACGCCGCAAGGCAAGTTGAAGCTGGCCGACAGGCCCGAAGGGCGGCAATCCGGCGGCCTGACGCGCGGCGTCAACATCACGACCGCAAACGGTTCATTGTCGGGCAGGCACGCGTTTTCCGAGGTTGAGGCGCGCGGGCAGGCGTCATACGGCACCAAGGCGTCATCTTTGAGGCCTCGCGCCAAGGCGCGCGGAACGGCGCGCCGCCGTCGCCCGCGCCTTGTCGTCGAGGAAGGCGAATCGACGTCGGCCAGGCTCAAGAAGCGCGCCGATTGGGAGGCACGGCGTGCCGCCGGTGACGGCGTGTCGGCGTCGATCACGACGCCGGGCTGGCGTGATGCCGACGGGAAACTCTGGACGCGCAACTTTCTCGTTGCCGTCGACGACGATTGGCTCGGCATCCAGCAGGACATGGTCGTCGCCGACGTGACGCTGGCGCAGGACAGCAGGAGCGGTACGACGGCGACGCTTTCGTTGAAAGACCCGCGCGCGCTCGGCGGCGAAAACCCGCGCGGCAAGTCTGCCGCGGCATGGGCGGCGCCGGCGACGTCCGATCCCGACTACAGCGAGGATGGCGATGTATGACGGCTATCTGACCCGGCTGGAATTCGACGGCACGGTCGAGCACAAGGGCGGCCAGCAGTTCGTCAACGGCAAGGGTTTTGCCGGCGACGGCTTCGAACAGGCGCACAGGCCCGAGCCGCACGGCTTCGCCTCGCATCCGGTCAAGGGCGGCATCGGCATCGTGCTCGGCGCGCGCGGTCGTCGCGACGCGGCCTATGTACTCGGTGGTGAAAACCCGGCGCTGCGCCCTGCCGTCGATATGGGCGGGACGGCGATCTACGACCACACCGGCAACATCGTCTCGGTCGTGGCGAAGGAACTGCGCCTTGTGCATTCGGCCAAGGTGACGATTTCGGCGCCCGAGATCGTGCTTGAGGGGTTGGTGAAGCTCGGCGGCGCCGATGCGTCGCGGCCGGCTTCGGCCGAAGGTACGGTCGACACCGGCGGCTATGCCGACGTGAGCAACCCGGCAACCATGGTGCTGATGAAATAATGCGCATCATTCCGATTTCCGGGCCGGCCGAGCCGCTGCTCGATCCCGATCTTTTGTGGGATGGCCGCGTCGGCGACCTGGCGCTGGCCGACCTCGCCGACCCGGTCAATCCGGGCGGTCTGGCGAACGGCCACGCGCTGAAGACGGCCGTGCTGATCTGCCTGATGACCGATCGCCGTGCCGACCCGGTGGAATTGCGCGACGGCGACGTCAATCGCGGCTGGCCCGGCGACGGCTTCGATCTGATGGCGGGCGAGGTGCCTCTCGGCTCGAAACTGTGGCTGTTGCGCCGTCGCGCCCTGACCGCCGAGGTCGAGACGCTGGCGCAGGACTATGCGCGCGAGGCGTTGCAGACGCTGGTCGATCAGGGCGCCTTCGCCCGCTTTGACGTTGTGGCGAGCGCCAATCGCGCCGACCGCCGCCTCGACCTCGCCGTTACCGGCTACGGCCGCGACGGTGCCGAGATCTTCGACGAACGCTTCGCCGTGCTTTGGGAGCAAATCTGACCATGGCTTTTCCGACCCGTTCGCTCGCCGAGATATCGCAGACGGTGCGCGGCGCGATCCGGCAATACCTGCCCGGCACAGACGCCTCGCTGAAGCAGAACGTGCTTTACGTCATCGGCAAGTTCGTGACGTTGCTTGCCGGCGAGTACGAGTTGCGACTGGCCTGGCTTTATGACCAGTTGTTTTTGACGACGGCGAACGCCGAAGCCATCGTGCGTCTGCAGGCGGCTGAATACGGCATCTACCAGAAGCCGGCGACACCTGCGTCGGGCGGCATCACCGGTACGGCGGCAGCGAATGTCACCTATCCTGCGGGCGTTCGGTGGCTTTCCGGCGCTTTCACTTATGTCTCGATATCGTCTTTCACCGCCGATGCGCTCGGCCGGTTCACGGCGTCGGTTCGGGCCGAAAAGCCCGGCACTGCGACGAACCGGGAATCGGGGGCGATGCTGTCGCTTGTCGATCCCGGTCTTTACCCTGCGATGACAACCACGGCGACCGTCGACGCGGGCGGCCTTGGCGGCGGCGCGGATGTGGAAAGCATGGATGCGTTGCGGGCGCGCGCCCTCAAACGCAAGCGCACGCCACCGCAGGGCGGTGCGCTTACAGACTATGAACGCTTTGCGCTGGAGGTTCCTGGCGTGGTGGCGGCATGGGCGCGGCAGTTCTCGAACGGCATCGGCACGATCGGCACATGGGTGCTGTTCGCCGGGCGCCCGAACGGCATACCGACGACTGCCGATATCGGCGCCGTACAGGCCTATATCGAAGACCGCAGGCTTGTGCGTGGGGCTTTCGTCGCCGCCGCTCCGCGGCCTGTGCGGGTCGATCTGACCGTCGTGCTGTCGCCGGACACGGTGACCACGCGGGCGGCGGTGACCGCCGCGCTGGTTGCGTTCTTCGACGTGACGGCGCCAGGCTCCCGTATTCGGCCCGGTTTGCCTGGCGACGATTTCATTCTGCCGGTGTCGTGGATTTCAGAGACGATATCGACGACCGCCGGCGAGGATAGCCATCGGCTGGTTGAACCAGATGCCGCCATCGTGTTTGGCGCCGGAAATATGCCGGTGCTCGGCTCCATCACGTGGGCCGCCTGACATGAGCCGGCATTTCGTCAACGCCGCATGGTCAGACTACTACGGCGGCCGGGGCGCGATCGTCACCTTTGTCGACTGCAGCGCAGTCGACGAGGCTTTCGCAATCGAGACGGGAGACGCACTTTCCGACCCGACCGTCTCCGATCTGGAGGCGGCGGCTATTGCGTTGTGGCCGCGCGGCCCTGCATGGGGATCTCCAGATGGCGAGGCCGTTGATGCCGGCTCGGTGCTATCCGGCCTGACGCGGGCCTTGCTGGCGCCGTTTGCCGACCTCTATCGGCACGCATGGCGCGTGATCGAAGAATCGCGCGTCTCGACCATCGTCGATAGTTTGGCCGATTGGGAGTCGGAGTTCGGGCTACCCGATCCTTGCGTGACGGTATCGCAAAGCGACGATCTGCGACGTCGCGTGCTGGCGCAGCGCGTGCGATCGATGGCAACGATCACGCCGGCCGATGTCGTGCGTCTCGCAGCCTTTCTCGGGTACGTCGTGGCGCTGGAAGAACCGAATGCGTTCAAGGCCGGCGTTTCGGCCTGCGGCGAGGCCGACGAGACCAGCGACACGGCTCTCGATCTGCAGTTCGTCATTCACTTGCACGATGTCCCGACCGTACGTTTCGAAACAGGCGTCAGCGAGGCCGGCGTCGACCGCCTTCTCGATTTCGACGTCGGCACGATTTCGTGCGCCGTGCAGCGCATCGCGCCGGGCTGGACCTATCCTGTGTTCAGCCTGGCCCCGTTGCCGGTCGCTTTCCTTCTGGCGGACGAGAACGGCCGCCTGATCGTCACTGAATCCGCGGCGCCGATCATGGCGCCGTTTATTCCGTCACCCTGACCTTTGCGGAGACAATCATGAAATACAACCCGCCGCCCGGTGGCACCGCCGACGCGCCCTATATCGACGGAAATCGCAGCGCCGGGGTGCAGGGCTCCGTCGTGCCGGCGGCGGCCGTCGAATTCGACCAGCGCGAGCTTGTCAATCTTATCTCGTTTGCCGGCATAACGCCGTCCAATTCCGACCTTGAGCAGGTGCGCAAGGCTGTGCAGGCGCTGATCGCCGCAGCGACAGGCGGTGGCGACGTTTCCGATTATGTGCTGATGTCGCAGGCGCGCGCCCGGTTGCCGATCTACCCCGAAATCCTCACCGCAGACGGGCGCATAAACGTTACCAGTCCCGGCGCCGGCTCGATCCTTGTGCCGGCCACGGTCGCCTGCCAGCATCGTGGTATCCATCTTTTCAACACGTCCGACTATCTGGAGGCCGACCGAACCTTCGCCACGTCCGCCAACAAAACCTATCATCTGCGCTGGACGCCCGAGGCGGGCTTCGCGCTGAAGGACGTCGCCAACGCGACCTATAATCCCGGCGGCCTGCTCGCTGAAGGCGCCGCGGCATTCGACAGTACCTATGACGACATGCTCGTCGCCCGCGTGGTGACGAGCGCGGGCAACGTCGCCACGATCACGAATCTGGCGAACCGCGAGCGCCTGGCTTCTCTTATCGACACTGTGGGAACCATCGTCGCGAACGACAACGCCGACTCGACGCTGTTTCGCTTCGCAGGAACTTTCAACTGGTCGCGCACGCCGCTCGTTCTCCATTCGGTAACCCGTTCTGGGCGCGTCAATGGAGGCCGGCCCGACGACGATCTCGAAATGAATCCGGTGATTGGTCAGACGGAAGTGGCGTCCCGTTATGGCTTTCAGGTCGACTGGCTGAACGACTACGCGGAACAGATGAATATCCGCACTATGGCGAGGGCGATCTAATGGAAGAAATCGTCCGTATAGATGACCTGCCGCCGGCGCCGGAACCTTCTCTGGAGCATATGTTTCCGGCCATGAAGGAAGGCAAGGCGGCGGGACTCACCGGCCGCCAGCTTGTAGATCTGGTGCAGACGGAAACCGGCACCGGTCAATTCCTTTCGCCGGCCGCCGCCGCTATCGGCAATTCGCGCGTCCCGGCAACCGTCAATATCATCGCGGCCAGGGGCGTCGACATCGACGGCGACGAGGCCTTGCCCTACTTCCGGCGCGTCGGCGCCGAGCCTTCGCACCCGCTGAAGCGGCAAAGCCTGGACGGCGCTTGGTGGGAGCAGCATATCCCGCGCGGCGCGCTTTCGGCGAACGAAATGGGCATGCTGACCAAGCTGTCCGCGGCCGACACTGTGCTCGCATGGAACGACGCGAACGCCTTTTGTGTGGCGAAGGGCGTTCCGCTGGTGATCGAGCCCGGTTTCAGGAAGTTCAATAGTGCCCTTCAGGTCGGTAACGGCGTCCGCGTCATGGGGCTGGATCGTAATTTCACGCGCTTCATTTCGACGGCGCCTGCGGGCGCTCACGCTGTCGTAGTTGGCGGCCCCGACGCCGCGCACCGACAGGGCGGCGGCATCGAGAACATGACGATTCTTCACAACGACGTCGCCACGGGCGGGCCGGGCAAAGGCACGACGGCGGCGAAGGGAGTGATGGTGCGCAATACCGCGCGCAATATGGGCGTGCTGCGAAATGTGGGGATTTGGGGTTTTGGGGCCGTCGGGCTGGAGCTTGACGGCGACTTCACGCTCGATCGGTTCGACGACGTGAAGATCATCCAGTGCGCACAGAGTGGCAGCGCGCAGGCGAACGCCGGCCTCGTCATGAATTCAGGATTGACCCCTTACGCCATTCATTTTCACGGCCTGTCGATCGAGGAATCCGGCTTCTTTGGTATCGACTACGCCAGCTCTGCCTATGGCGGCGCGGTCTTCGGCTATATGGGGGCGACGCGAAAAGGCTCGATTACCTTCGACGAAAGCTGTGTCATTCAAGGCAACTTCGGGCAAGCCATGGTGTACCTGGAAGGCTTCGGTCTCGTAAGGCTCGACGCCTATCTGGAATTGACCGACGTCGATCAATCGGGTGAGGCGGCGACCGTCTCGCCGCAGTTCTTGGCATCCATAACGAATTCGAAGGTCGACATCGGCGGCAACTATCGCGGGTCCGAACGTTCATTGTCGGCAGTCAATCGGGCGTTGTCGATTACCGGTGGCAGCTACGTCGAGTTGCGCGGCGGCCTTGACGACGGCGATTTTGTCGGCACGGCCGAGGTTAAAGGCTCAATCTTGAGGATTCCCCGTTCAAAGCAATTGAACGCGGGAACCGTGTCAGGGGACGATACCTCGGCCGTGCTGACCGGCGATCATGCTGCCAAGGCGCGTTTCTCCACCGGTTCGGCACCGGCAATCGTCACGCCGTCCGAAAACATCAAGTCGATCACGCGCGCGGCGGCTGGCACCTATGACGTCGAATTCAAGCGGCCGCTCAAGCCCGGTTGGCAGGGCTTCGCCAACGCCGAGGATCTGGCGGCGACGGGTCCTCTCTCGGCTTCCGTGCGACACACTTGGTCGGGCACGGCCGACGCCGGATGCAGCGTCTATACCCATGCGGTTGACCTGCTGACCGACTTCAACACGATGGACCTGATCGTCTTCGGCGAATTCGCCTGACGTTTCCTGATCTGGAGGAACCTATGCGCATCGTCGCCAACTGGCGGCGGGTGCTTCGCCGCGCGTGGAGCATCCGCCTGCTTGTCATCGCCGGCGTGCTTTCCGGCGCCGAGGTAGCCCTGCCGATCATTGACGGCGTGCTGCCGGTGCCGCCCGGCGTCTTCGCCGCCTTGTCCGGCATCATCACCGCGGCGGCCTTCGTCGCCCGTCTCACCGCACAGAAGGATTTCGACCATGAGTAAGCGCGCAAAGGCGGCACTGGCGTCCGGCCTCGGCCTGATCGCCCTGACCGCGACCTATCTGACCGTGCCGTGGGAAGGCATGGAGAACCGCGCCTATTGGGACAAGCTCGGCAAGGTCTGGACGATCTGCGCCGGCGAAACCCAGGGCGTCAAGCCGGGCATGGTGGCGAGCGACGCCGAATGCAAGACGCGGCTTTACCAGCGCATGGAGGCGGATTTTCACAAGCCGCTGACGCGCTGCATCGCCGGCTTCGACGCCAAGCCGCTTGGCTGGCAGGCCGCGGCGCTCGACCTGTCATGGAACGTCGGCGTTTCGGCCGTCTGCAAATCGACGGCGGCCAGGCGCGCCCGCGCCGGCGACTATGTCGGCTCCTGCTACGCCATGACGTGGTTCAACAAGGCCGGCGGCGAGGTGATCGACGGCCTGGACCGTCGCCGCAAGTTCGGCGACGCGAGCCGCCTCGGCGAGCTTGAGCTTTGCCTTGAGGGGCTGGAATGATCGGCAAGATCGTCGAGGCCGTGCTCGGGCGCTTCGCCGTTCCGCTGGCGGCGATGGGGGCGTTTGCCCTGGCGTTGACTGGCGCCGCCCTGTGGGATCGATGGATCGATGATCCGGCGGTCGCCGCCGCGGCCCGGCACGGTTACGTGCTGGAGACGGAAAAGGACGCGACGGCCGCCGAGCTTGCCGAGGTGCGCCGGCAACTGGCGGTCGTCACCGAACTGCGCGACCGCTTCGCCCTCGACCTTTCGCGGTCGCAGGCGGCGGCCGCCGCCCATGCCGAAAAACTGGAATCGGAGATCGCCGCTTATGAAACGCAACTGGTTGCGGCCGGCCGCGCTTGCCGTCTCGATCGCGCTGACATCGACTGGCTGCGCCAGCCTTGACCGCGCGCGCCTCGGCGCGGCGGCCGAGCGCCAGGGCAAGGCGGCGGCAGGGACGACGCTTGGCGCCCTGCCCGACGACTGCCGCAAGCGGGAAGCGCACGCGGCCCTTGTCGAGGGGGCCGAGGCACGCGGCGTGCTGAAGCGCGAACGGGCGGCGCTCGATCGCGCCAACGACCGCGTCGAGCGCTGCGCGACCTATCACGACGACCTCGCCGCAGGACTGGAGGCCAGGCTGTGACGATCGACCCCACCATTACGATCGGCAACATCGTCATGATCGTCACCATGATCGTCGGCGCAGTCGGCGCATGGTTTCTTCTTCGTGGCGACCTGACCGCGGCAAAAGAGGATGTCGTCGACCTGAAGGCAAGGCTCGACGCCCTGACGTCGGCCCATGCCGCCACACTGCAGCGGGTCGAGCAGGTGCGCGCCAAGAGCGCGAACGAACTCGCCCAATTCCAACTCAAGGTCGCGAGCGAGTACGCCACGCACGCGGCGATCAAGGAAGTCGAGGGGCGGGTCGTTGAGGCGATCAACCGCCTCGGCGACCGCTTCGACAAGTATTTCGACCGCGGCGCGCCAAGCTCGCGGAGTCGCGGAGGGCAATCGCATAATGGGTAAGGTCGTCACTGTGTCCGACGAGGATTTGCGCGTGTTCGCGGTCGCCATCCGCAATGCGATAGCGGCCGGCCACGCGCCGCCCGGTGTGCAGGCACGCACCGGCCTGCGCAGCGCCTTTGCGGTGGCGACGGAAGGCCTCGGCTTTTCCCGAAACAAGGCCAAGCACTGGCTAGGCCTGATCAAGGCCAAGGGCCATGACGCGCTATGGGGCGAGGCAGCGATAGCTTGGCATGGCCCGGCATCGGCCGAGCCGCCGACGGTCGAAGACCGCGTGCGCGAGCGGCGGCTTGAACGCGAGGTCGCGTCCCTGAAGGCCGAGCGCAAGGCGCTGCTCGACCGCATCATCGCGGCGGAAGATCTTCGCGCGACGGTCTTCGATCTCGCCAGGGCGATCGAGGCGCCGGCCGTCATTGCGCCGGCACCCGGTGACAAGCGCGGCGGCAAGCGTTCGGCCGTGCTGCACATATCCGACGTGCATTGCGGCGAGGCGGTTTCCTTGGCTGAGATGGATGGGCTGAACTCCTACAGCCTCGATATCTGTCGCGCCCGCATGGAGCGGCTTTTCCAGAAGACGGCGTCGCTGCTGACCGACCATTGGAAGGGCGACCCGGTCGAGGAAATCGTGCTGTGCCTCGGCGGCGACATGATCGACGGCAACCTGCGCGAGGAAAGCCGACGCGGCGGCGCGCTGCCGGTCGTTCCTTCGGTCAAGCTGGTGTCGGAAATGACGGCCGGCGGCATCGCCTTCCTGCGCGGCGCGGTCGGCGTGCCGATCCGGGTCTATACGTCGCCCGGCAACCATAGCCGATTGACGCCGAAGCCGCACGTCACCGAGGGCGCGATCGACAACCTCGACATGCTGGTGTCGTGGGGCATCGAAAAGATGCTGGCGGCCGACAGGGGTGTGCGCTTCTACTACACGGGGTCGGGCGAGGCGCTGTTCAACGTCTACGGCTGGAAATTCCTGCTTCAGCACGGCCACGAAGGCGCAGGCGGCACCGGCGGCCTCTACGGGCCGATCTACAAGCAGGTGCGCGGCATGTACCGCAGCCATGTGTCCTACGCCAGGCGTGGGCGCGGCTTTCATTTCGTGCTGCAGGGGCATGATCACACGGCCAGCAAGATACCGTTCGGCTTCGCCAACGGCTCGGTCGTAGGCTACAATCCCTACGCCATGCGCGCGCTGAAGGCCGACCCGGCGCCGGCCTCGCAAAACCTGCTCGTCGTTGAGGAAAAGCGCGGCGTCATCACCTATCAGGAAATCTTCCTCGGCGCGCCCGACGAGGGCAGCCTCTACGTGCCGCCGACGGTCGACCTGGCCGGCGTTGCCGAGGTGGCAGCATGAGCGATCCGCGCGAAACCTTCGGGCCACTGTCGGCCTATCATCCGCCCGTCATCGGCCTGACCGGCCTGCGCGGCGTCGGCAAGTCGACCGCCGCGAACTATCTGTTCGTCGAGTACGACTTCGCCCGGCTACATTCCTTCGCCGGCGGCAAGGCGGCGGCCGCCGCCTATTTCGAGCACCTTGGCGCTTCACCTGGTGATGCGCTGCGCATGGTCGACGGCGACCTGCGCGATGTTCCGTCGCCGCTTCTGCCTGGCGACGCTACGCCGCGCCATTTCCTCGAAAGGTTTGGCCGCTTCATGGGCGTCGACATGGGGCCGGACTGGACACTCGGCGCCGAGATCGCGCGCGCATGGCGGCGAGAACCGAGCCGGCCGCTGGTCGTGGAATCAGTCGTCTATGAGGCGCCGGTGATCCGCGCCGTCGGCGGCCTTGTCGTGCGGATCGAACGGCCTGGTCATGGCGGGCCGGTCGGCGTGTGCACCGATGCGGCGCAGGCCGCGCTCGACGTCGACGCGACGATCGTCAACGACGGCGACCTCGGCAAGCTGCGCCGAGATATCGACCGGATCGCGCAACAGATGCTCGGTGGAAACTAGAGAGGAAGTAAACGCATGCGTCCTTTTATTCCTTGGTTCCTTGTGTCGCTGGTCGATTGGTTCGTGTGGCCGCTCGGCTACCAGACGTATGTGACCGCTCTCGGCGGCCCTGGATGGCACCGCGGGAAGTTCGGTGCGGATAGTGTTCATTTTATCAAACGCGCGAGCACCCGCCCTCGGTTCAAGCGTATTCACTCGTTGCGCTGCCGCTAGGTTCAAGTCGGTCGCGGCTCGTCCGGCCGGCATCCATAGGCATTCACCACGATGTTGGCGCGGCCTCGGCAGGTATAGCACGGCTCCTGACACCTGTTCTCTTCGCCGCGACCGCAGATCATCAAGGCGACCTCGTCGCGCGTCGGCTTTTCATGGCATGTCCGCAACTGCCCGGCGACGACGTGGGCCGTTCTCGGGCTTAGGATGACGCGCTTGCCCATATGGGCGCGCGTCGATATCCAGCACGCCAGTTCGAACAGGTCGCGCCACCGGGGCGCAGGCGTGGCGGGTTGTGGCGGCGCGATTTCGCACATCACCCTTGCGGTTGCGTCGGAGTCCAGCCCTTGCGGCCTCGGCGGATTGTGGCTCATTGCGGCCTCTACATTGAAAGGTCGCCCCAGGGCCGCCATTGCAAGCATGTTCTGATTTTGTTCGCAAGCGTCGGTCGATCATATTCCCGACGTCGGGAACATGATCATTTGTCGCACCACGGCGAACGGCGGCCCGCCCATTGGCGCGCCAAGCCTTCCTCGACGAGGATATCGCCGACGTCGCGACCGTCGACGCTGATCGTCGCCAGTGTCCGGCCGTAGCGGTCGCGCTGCCGGCCGTCCTTCGGGTCGCCGCGCGTGATGACGATTCGGCCGCTATCGAGCAGGCTTTGCAGCCGCCGCTTGGCGACCAGCGCCAGACGGCGCTCGGCGTCGCATTGCGCGTGGTGGATTTCCGGTGTGTCGATGTTGGCGATGCGGATGCGCTCGCCGCGAATCGTGACGGTGTCGCCGTCGGCGACCTTGGCGCTTGCCGGTGCCTGCGCCGCCGTGGCGCGGCTGGTCGCCATGGAAAACGCCAGCGCTATCGCTATCGTCAATCGCAT